GTCGATCAGCTCGCGACTTTCCGTACCAACCTGGGCGGCTAGTATAGCTAGCGGATTAGGCGTCCATAGGACAGCAATACAAAGGAAGTTCCGATGAGACCTGATGAGCTAACTGTCAATGGGGTCAGGCTTCAGGACGCGCCTGAAGTCAATTTGAAGGATCGCAGCCTGCTGGTCCTGCCGACCGGCAAGACTGCGACGATCCGGAAAGGCTTCGGGCGCGACCTGATGCGCGCGCAACGAGTGGTAGGAACCTCGGGCGATCCGACCGCGGTAGTCTTCGCGCTGATTGCCGAGTTAGTCGAGATCGATGGCGAGAAGATCGTCTATGAAGATCTCCTCGCGATGGATCTCAATGATGTGCTGGCGCTGCAGTCCGAGGTGGCGGGCGCAAATTTTCAGGGCCCTCCGCCGGCGCCTTCGCAGCCCTCGTTCACTTCGGATTCGGAGTAGACGAGCTGGCGGCGATGGACTTCGGCGAGCTGACGTACTGGTTGAAGGCGGTCAACGAGTACAATCGTTCGGCTGCCGAGTCCGCCGGCGGAGGGTAGTGAATCATGACGTCGTCACGTAGATCTGGCGTTCAAATGTCACTGGTCGGAGTCGGAGGAGGCACATCGTCGTTCGACTTTGCGAGTCTTCTCAAGCGAGCATCTTCTCGATCCAGCGCAAGAGCCTCGCGAAAGATGCCCGGCAACGCCATGATCACCAGAAATGTCTCGATGACAGTCCAGGCGACGACTGCGCCGATCAGACCAATAGCGGCGCCTATTGACACTCCCTCGGGAGTTCCGAGATGGCACCAGACGAACTGATAAACCCAATGAGACCAATAATCCATTTAACCAGGAGCGCGAAACCTCCCGAGCAAGCCGCCATTCAGATGTCGCTGGTGGGAGAAGGCGGAGTGTCTTCAGGCTGGATGCTGTGTTCGGCGGAGCTTTTTCTCGGAGTCACAGAGGACCATTGTGCCGAAGCCTTCTTCCAAGCATTCGGAAACTCCAAAATGAGAGCAATTAGGAATATCACGCCAAACGCAATTGCCGTCGTTCGGAAGCCGGCCCACAACAGGACGCCACAGCCTTGCCCATTTTCAAGACAGCAGAAAAGCTTCGTTAAAGCATCCGAGGAATTCATATCTAAAAGGCCGCTCCACAGCAGCGAGTTTATATGCCATGAATGAAAATTTCGTCGGCGACGATATCGGCCGGATATCAGCGTTCACGGCGTCAATGTCCTCAGCGATCACCCGCGTCCGCGAGTTCGCAGCCCGCCTCGGCAGTTTGTCGCAGGTGGCAGAAAATGCAGCGATACAGCTAAACAACGTCGATGTTACTTCAGCACGACTATTAGCTAAGAGTCAAGCGATCGCGACGTGCTGCCAATGTATCGATAAGCCCGCCAACAAGATGAAGTCTAGCGCATCATGGTGGGGCCAAAGCGTCGACCAATTCGCCTTGGCAGCTATCGGCATCGGCGCAGCCAAACTCTATCTTGATGCGATAGAATATTTTCGCACCATGTTCGGAGCGGTCCTCGTTCGCGGGCTATCAGCTGCAGGAAAACCGGTCGTGACAGTCTTGAAGGGAATATTGGCATATCCGGCAATAGAAGTTGCGTTGGATGCGGCGTCAACGGCGTTGGCGGCGGTGACGTCGCCCATGGGTTTGGCAATAGCAACCCTACTAGCGGCGGTCGGTGGAGTGGCTTATTTTGTTTGGCGCAATTGGAACTCAATCGCGCCAGCCGTACGAAAAATTGGTTCGATCATCGCAGTGGAAGCGAAGGATCTGGTTGGAAAGATTTCTTCGGCAGCGGGCGCGCTGTTCTCTGCTCGATCTTCGAAGACATTCCGCCGCGCTACTGACCCGCACCTCACTATTGGCAGCCCGACTCGAAACCATGCCTCGGATACCAGAAGAAATCTCGGCACTGCCGACCTCATTTTGATACCGCTGTCCCTGGTTTCGCCGGTGCCGCCCGAATCGGTTGGATTCCGAGCGGCGAATGCCGCCGTTCGCACCGCCGCGGCGGCGATGCTCATCACTCCTTTGCTGATGACGCCTGCAAACGCTGACATCGCCTCCGTTCAACCGCGAATTAAGGCGACGAGGACAGCGTCGGTAGTGATCAACTCATCGCCAACGATAACTATCAGCGCTTCGAATTGCGGAGACATCGAGCAGCGAGTGCTCGAGGCGCTGAGGAAGCATCGCGAAGAGCTATACTCGCAATGGTGCGGCGAACTGCAGCGCCGCCAGAGGATCCAATTCTGATGTTCGCGGTATTAGGAGATGTTCCGTTCGAGATAGTCGGGTCGCCGGAAGCCTTCAGCGATTCGCGCGGTTATGACTATGCGGAACAGCGCGTGGCGCAGGCGCGGCCTCGTTTGCAATGGCTGGCCGACGACCTCGTTACGATTCGGTTCGAGATGCTCTTGCATCTTTCATTCACGAATCCCACCGCAAGTCTTTTAATCCTGCGCCAGGCCGCCGAGACTCATTCGGCGATGCCTCTGATATTCGGCAATGGTGACTTCCGCGGCTACTTCGTCATCACCGGGATCGATACGGTCTCGCGCCAGCTCAGCGGTATCGGAGAGATCTTCGCGATCACCGTGCGCCTGGCTCTTCGTGAGTCGCCGGTGGAATTCAATGCCGGGGCGCCCGCAATTCCCTCTTTTATCCCGATTGCTTTGGCTGCGACTACCTCTTCGAGTAGCTCGACGCCCATCGCCGCGGCAGGTGTGTCAGCCCTGGTCGCGCTTGCGTCTCCCTCGGCACCTCCGGGGCCCGTCCTGCTTGCCGAGGACGTTCCCACTTCGGTCATCGTGAGGAGCGCGCAGTGAGTAGCTGTCAGTTTATCAGGCATATCACCTCTAACACGGAGAGATGGGACCTGCTGGCGTGGACCTACTATGGTGATCCCATGCTGTTTGGCCCTATCGTCATGGCGAACCCGACTATTCCAATTGAGCCGGTGCTGGAGGCGGGACTTGTCATCATGATTCCGGTGATGCAGCAAACCTCAAGCTCGCCGCAAAATCTACCTCCGTGGAAACAGGCAGCAACCTCGTAAAGCGCTGAACCTATGGCCGTAGCGACACTAAATCCAGTTCGTACTCCCCAGTGGGCACTGACCTACAATGGGATCGACATCACCACGGAAATCTCCGCGATGGTGATGAGTCTCAGCTATACCGACTACCTGACCGAGGTGTCCGGCGAGCTCGAAGTGATCGTGGAGGATCACGATCGCACCTGGCAAAGTTCCTGGTACCCCGCCTTGGGAGATCAAGTCAACCTTACGATCGGCTATCGCGGCGAAGCGGTCCTGCCTTGTGGAAGCTTTCAAATCGATCAGCTGGAACTTGCCGGCCCTCCCGACACCTTCACCATGCGATGCCTCGCGGCCTTCATCACGCCCGCGATGCGCACCCGCAATAGCGTCGGCTACGAGGGGCAGACACTGCTGGGAATCGCGCAGACCATCGCAGGTAAGTATGGTCTGTCGCTGGTCAGCGCTCCGGAAGTCATCGATGTTCCGTTCAATCGAGTCACGCAAAAGTCTGAGACCGACCTGGCTTTCCTCAAGCGATTGGCGATCGAGTATGACTATGACTTCACGATCCGGGGTACGCTGCTGGTCTTCTATTCGCGTGCGACGCTTTTCGCCGTAGTGCCTACCGTGACTCTCACTAGAACTGATATGGCTAGCTTCGAGTTTCGCAACCGGACGCATGGCACCTACGCATCGGCCGCGGTGTCCTACCACGATCCGTTGAGCAAGGCGCTGATTAGTCAGAGCGCGGTGGCGACCGCGCCGATTGCTACCGGGGACGTCCTGAAGCTGGTTTCGCGAGTTGAAAACGGAGTGCAGGCGGGGCTGAAAGCCCAGGGCGCACTCGACATCCATGACATGTTTTTCATCGACGCGAGTTTGAATATGCCGGGATCGGTCGCGATGGCTTCGGGCAGCACAATAGGACTATTCGGATTCGGCGAGTTCGACGGTAACTACATCATACTGGTTGCTCGTCATCGTCTGGATCGCGCGCACGGCTACACAACTCGAGTGGAGGTGACCCGTGTCTACTGATCTCTGCGGACCGACCTGCAACCAACCGCAAATGTCATCCTCGACAGCGTTTCGTCTCGGGATCGTCAAGGAACAGGACCTGTCGCTAGGTCGGTTGCGCGTAGTGTTCATCGAATTCGATCAGATGCTGAGTTATTGGCTGCCGCTGGTGGTGCCCAAGACCCAGAACGACAAGGCTTACTGGATGCCCGACATCGGCGAACAGGTCGTATGCCTGATGGATCAGCATGATGAGGCCGGCGTGGTGCTGGGGGCGATCTACTCGCAGCCGGATAACACGCCGGTTCAAAGCGCCGACAAGTTCCATTTGAGTTTCAAAGATGGAACCGCGATTGAGTATGACCGCGGTGCACATGTGTTATCGCTCGGCTTCAGCGATCAGACCTCGATCAAATACGATGGAGGCGCTCATGCGCTCACGCTGAGTTTTGCCGACCAGGCAACCATCAAGTACGACGCCGCGGCGCATGCATTTGAGCTGAGTCCGAGTGACGGTACCCTGATCAAGTACGATGCGACCGCTCACATGTTTTCGGTAATAGGATGCGCGGCCTCGTCGGTCATTATAAACGCGCCGCTCAGCATTTCGCTTCAGTCCGGCGGCTCGTTCGTGAACATCACTCCGGGCGGAGTAGTTATAAATCCGCCATTGCAGTAGCTCGAAGTGTAAGGGAGTTCTGAATGAGTGCTGATGCAATTACGCTCGCGGACATAACTTCGGCGGATTGGTCGCTGAAGCTGAATGCGATCGGGCAGGTGGTGCAAGGCATCGATGATATCGAGCAATGCATTGGGATTATTCTGACCACCCCGCAAGGATCCGATCTTCTACGTCCAACCTTCGGCGCGGACCTATGGCAATACATCGACAACCCTCTCACGGTCGCGGTTCCTTCGATAGTGCGCGAGGTCAGCGCGGCTATTTCGATGTGGGAGCCTCGGGTTACTCTCCAGTCGGTGACGGTGACGCCGGCAACAGATAGCAGCTCGCAGTCAGATGCTCATCTAAATGTTTCAGTCACCTGGCAGTTGAAGTTGGCCGGCGGTTCCTCATCATCGCAAACTACGGTAGTCGCGCTACCAGGAGGTGTCTGATGGGGCAGGGAATTCCGCAACTGCCGCCGCCGGTATTCGTCAGTGACAGCGACGGCACCAATCCGAATCTGATTCTGGCCGATATGATTTCCGCATTCGAGGCTTCTGCCGGTCGGACCTTGCAGCCCGCCCAAGTCGAACGGTTGTTGATCGATCTCTATGCCTACCGGGAGTCGCTGGTCCGCAACGCGGTGCAATATGCGGGTCAGCAGAATCTGCTCGCCTTTGCGATCTTCCCGATGATCGATTACCTCGGAGCGTTGGTTGGAGTTACTCGCTTGCAAGCGCAGCCCGCGACCACCACCGTACAATTCACTCTTGCTGACGCTCTGACTGTCAGTTATACGATTCCCGTCGGAACGCAGGTCGGTAGCGGCGATGGACAGGTCGCCTTCGCAACGAATTCGACCTTGGTGTTCAATGCCGGTGTAACGACCGCATCTGTGAATGCTACAGCCACCGTCGCCGGTTCGGCCGCGAACGGCTATCTAGCGGGTCAGATCAACGTCTTACTTAATCCCAGCGCGCTTATATCCGGCGCTTCGAATACGGCGACAACCTCGGGCGGCTCGGCGCCTGAGACCGACGACCATCTCAGGACCAGGATTCAGGCGGCGCCGAATCAGTTCAGCTCCGCGGGTCCGGCGGGCGCCTACCGATTCTTTGCGCTAAGTGTAGATCCCTCGATCGCTGATGTTCAGGTGGTAAGTTTGGCGCCCGGAACCGTGAACGTCTACGTCCTGACTGGACCTATCACGGTACAGCCGGCATCCGCGCCTAACTATGTAGGTATCGCTAGCTCGTCATTGCTTAGTGAGGTGCAGGCAGCCTTGACGGCTGACACGGTACGACCACTCACAGATACCGTAGTGACTTCGCAGGTCACTGAGGTGGATTACCAGATTAGTGCGGTGGTGACTCTGTTCTCGGATGCGGATCCGAATCAAACCATGGCGGCGGCGGCGACCGCGATTCAGCAGTATTCGATCGATATCGCATCGAAGATTCAACGAGACCTGGTTCCCAGCCAGATTATTGCCGCGCTCTCAGTCGCGGGCGTATACGAGGTGACGCTCAATTCGCCCGGATACGTTCAACTCACCGCGGGCCAATGGGCCAATTGCACCAGCATTTCCTTAGCTCAGGCCGTGAGCACAGAGCATAGCTAGATCGACCTAAGTTCGCGAAGAAGAGTCACAGGACCACGCAATGGCTGAACTTCAAATTCCACCGTCTATCAACGATACGCGCAGTCAGGCGCTTATGACACTGATCGAGCGGCTGGACGCGATAGATTTGAGTCCACTGCTGGTCTATCGAATCGATTCGGTGCCTGCCGGCGCTTTGCCGTTCCTCGCGTGGCAATTCGATATCATCTCGCCGCTATGGCAGTCCGTCGCGCCGGTGGTTCAAAGCGTCGATGCGATCACCAATGTCGATGCGCTCATCGATATCGACACACTTGCCGAAGGCGCCTCGGTGGTGACGGTGCAACAAAGCCAGGTGATCGCGGCGCAACGCTCGCTGGTTAAGATGGCGATCCAGTTCCATCGCTATCGCGGCACGCCTTGGGCAATCAAGAGTGCGCTCGCGACGTTGGGTTGGTCAGATGTGTCGATTGCCGAAGGACAAAGTAGTTGGGGCGGGACTAACTATCCCACCAATGAGGGTTGGGCAGTGTTTCGAGTGATGATCCTGCTTCAATGCAGACAGACCATCGATCCCGCCGCTCCCACCAGCGCAACCGCCGCGATAAACTTTTTCAAGCCGGCCAGGTCACTGCTGGATTCACTGATCTTCGTACTTCCGCAGGATCTCGATACGCTTCCGACGCCGACCGACAGCGTGGCTTTAGGCGGCATCGCAACCTATCAAGTCGACGTTGCTCCCGCGCCCTCGGATACCGCACTGTTCATCGCGGTCACCATGCCGCCGATCGTCGACCCATTCGGGCCTGCCGCTCCGCTCTATTCCGCGCAGTATCGTCATAGCGGGATCACCTATGGCGCCAATGAGCCTGCGGTTGCGGATTCTGCTCTGACCCTGAACGGCAATCCGGTGCTGGAGGGCGGCTAGGATAAATCGCCCGGAAGTCATCCGGCTCAAGTTACCGATCTTCCCGATTTTGGAGGACATTAATGACGTCGTCGCGCGAATTATTCATAGCATCCGGAAGCATGGAACTTGTCAAGCGGCCGCGTGGAATGGTGCGGGTGTGCGTCTATGAGCACCACCGGCTGATAGCTCTCATCGAGGATCACAATTTATTCGTGAATGCGGGCCTGCCTGCGCTGGCGGCGTTGACCGGCGGAGACACCAGCGGTGAATTCGCTGCAGCGATAGGATTCGGATCGGGCACTAACGCTCCGACGGTCAATGACACCGGGCTCACCGCACCCGCATACTATAAGTCGCTCGATTCAC